ACATGATAGTGGCGGAGAAGTCCGATCCAACTGAAATTTCCCGCTTAGTCCGTGAGGACGGCCCCGCACGCATTCAATCAGTTGCCAATCTTTTTGATGTTGATTCTATCGACGTAATGAAAGAGTTGGGACTGGAGAGTCATGTAGATTGTGAAATTTACATCGGGGTATTTAACAAAATTATCCGGGAACAAAAAGTGGACATCGCCAATCATTTACAAATCTCTGGAAAGGCATCAACTTCAATGAAGACTCGCTTAAAATATGCAATCCACCAGCTCCAAGATTCTGCTGGACAATTCTATTTCACAGACCTGGTGGCATATGACGATATGACGTACACATACACTATCTGTGCTCTTATCAACTATTTTATCGCTCGAGACTACATTATCAATCAAACCGATCCGGCGTACGACTCTTCCGTGTTGACGTCGGTTTTCGAAGAACTGGCTGCTACTCTGACGCCCCTGAGTACTGTGGCCTCTACCGCGTTGAAGGCATTGAGGTAGAGACTGACAAGGTCTTTGCCTGGAATGGCCGATTCAGCGTTCTCTCGGGGCGACAATTCTTTGACGGAAACATGGAGTTACATTTTCCCTATGATGGGGACATGGAACAATATGTGAAGCCAGGGTATTATTTGTCGAGGTTTGGCTACTGCTGTGATAGTAACGTAGTCATTCATTCCCGGAGTAATAACAACTTGTGCATCGGAATACGACGTCTCACCAATTGTCGATTGGCTGAGCAGCCTGGAGTAGATCAATGGCTCAAGGCAAAACAAACTTGGATGAGCGCACAACCCGCATTTCTACATGAGGTCCAACGACTGGGATCCATGTACGAATCATATTTTGAAGACTATGAAGGGTGTGTGGAGGAAGCAGAGGCGCATCATGCCGATGCTCATTCAAAACGGAAATTTCGTATTCATGCATGGGAAGTTACAAAAGATGCAGGAGAACAATTTTTAGACGTGTGGACCGAAGCGTTGGAAGCAAAGCAGAAAGACGAGAAAGCCAAGTTTGGAAAATACAGCCGTATTTACATCAATTTGGGTGACTCTTCCTCGCTACAGGGGTTCGTGCTGTTGGCAATCTTGAAGAAAGCAATGGCCGAACAGGTTTACCATGTGAATGGGGGAACAATTGAATTCATCAAGGCCCCAACTCGAAAAAGTCTCAGAAATTTTTTTCACAATCTCATAGAACCAAAACGCCGGTTCTATGCTTCAGTTTTCTCAGATGACAGCTGCATTTCCTTTAGGCACAAAGGAAACATACTCAGATACAATTTAGACATTTCTGGGTGTGATGCCTCACATGGAGATGGTATGTTTGAAGCTTTCCTGTTGACATTTCCACTGCGCT